ACTAAGAAATCTTCGTCGTTAATGATTGAAACTGTCCATTCAGCAAATGTTCTTCCTCCTGCATACTTAATAGCACGACCGAAGTATTGAATTGTGTCAATTGACGCAATAGTACTAGCAGGTAGCTGAGCAGCCTTTGCCATAAATGGAACTTTGAAATCAGCTGTAGAATCAACAGGGTTTAAGATTTGCACTTGGAAAAGATTGCTACGAGCGCCACCGCCAGTTAACTGGGATTTGAACTCATTTATATTAAATGCCATTCTTTTTCTCCTTTATTTAAAATTATTTATTAAGTTAGTGATCCAACAATTTCTTCGAACTCAACACCCGATCTTGTAGCAACAAAGGTTAACTCAATCACATTGATTGAACGTGCAGGCTTAATAAAGATATTAGCCCTGAACTTACCTGAGTCAATTACTGATGGAGTATTAACTGTTGTATCAGAAACAACTCTGAAATCAACGATTCCTCGCTTACCTTGAATGTCTCTTAAGAATGGTTCAACGATTCCTTTGAATTGCGCTTGAGTAAACTCGTCGTTCAATTCAAACAAGAATGATTCTGCAGCATTGGCAATTGCCTTTTCTACTGCAATAAACAATCTTCGAACATTGATACTATCAAAAGCACTGTTGCCGCCTAATCCTGTCTTATCACCGAATAGGACAACTCCTCTTCCTGATTGAGCCATTACTGGGTTAACTTCATTGCTATATAGTTGATCTCTCTGAGCCTTGTTAGGATTAAAGGCAAGTTTGACAACGTTCTTAATAACACCTTTACGGAAACCAGCTGGAGATTCAAAAGGTTCAACTCTTGAAGCAAGACCTGCTATATCACCGTTAAGTGGAGTATATCTATATACATCGTTATATCTGTCGTATCTGTACTTATAACCTGAATCAATTACAGAGTAAGAAGAATTTGGTAATCCATTCTTAAACGCAATTATATTAGCAAGTTTAGCTTCAGATTTGCTTTCGTCAACAACATCTGATTTAGCAGGACTGATAAACGCAATTGCGTCTTTTCTATATTCTGCAATGTTTGATATCAGATATGTACCTATGTTACCAGTATCATCAGATTTACCACCAAGTACGAATGAAACATCAATTTCGTTAGATGCCTTAAACAAATCGTAACCAGGCGCAAGATCCGCTAGAGTTGCTAGTGATTCAGATCTTCCATCTGTACCGACGTTTGAACTTGTAATATCAGTATTACCTGAAACACCCAAGTTAGTACCCAGTCTTTCATATGTACTTGCCTGAGCAGAAGCTTCGAAGTGAGCGGTATTTGCTACCTTAACCCACGAAGACTCTTGTTCAATTGCTTCTTTGTAGTAATTTGTTTTACCACTTGATAGCTTAGCCGTTGGGCTAACTGATACATCGCTGTATAATTCTAATACTGATCCAGCTGTACCACTGATTTCGCCATCTGCATCAAGAACTGCAATATGATAGTTTGCAGCTGCAGGTGCTTTTCCGAATAAATTGCCATAAGCCCATTTTCTTGTAATGGAAAGCTTATTTAAATTAGTTTCAGGCAATAGGTATTTACCACCTAAAGATAATGTATGATGAATTGCAGTTATAAGAACTGTGTTTGCTGTTGGTAATCCATCAGAATCTCTTGATTCTTTGGTTACTGTATTAACAACGATTTCTTGATATCCTACTGAATCGTTACCGATAGTAATGATATCGCCAGTTTCTATTGTTGTTATTTCGTCTGCTGGTAGGACTTCAAATGCAACTGTTGCTGCGTTAAAATCAACTGTTTGAGATGTTGCTTGCTGTACTGTATTACCACTAATTCTCGTAGTAGGAATTTCTCCTACTGTAATTTCTGTATTGGTAAAGTTGCTACCCTTAACATATGCTATTTCTAATGAATTACCTAATGCACCTGGGTACAAGGCATCGAATGCTCCGTACGTAGTAAATGCTGGGTTAATGTCACCATTTGCATGTTTCTGAATATCGGTTGAAGAAGCAGTGACTGCCCCATTATCAACTCTTGCTACATATAATGCATTTGCGTATGAAAGGTAATCTGCTCCAACAAAAAATGTTTCATAGTTATCAGCGCCTGGAGTACCAAACCTTGAAACTAATTCATTCTCTGAAGAAACGAGAACTACTTCACCTACAGGACCCCATCTAAACACACCGGCCATTGCTGCAGGTGGTGTCGCGATGGCAGGAACCGATGCTGATGCGTCCACCTCTCTAACAATTACGGAAGGACTTACGGAAAAAGCCATATTATTCTCCTTTAATATTATCTAATTAAATCTTTTGTTACTAATTAATAGTTATCACAGTTTTATTTATAAAAGTTTCTATATCTAAAAACCACTGCTATCAGTCCGATACGCGATCCACCCCTGTTCGTCAGGGATATCGTCTCCAGTATCTATAAAGCCGAACGGTAATAATTCTTCGTCAAGCTGTTGTTCTGTTTTTTCTTTCAATGCCGCTAAGGTATTGATGTCTGTTAATTCCCTAAAGAATCGTTGGTCTGATAACCATGCAAATAATACCAATGTCATTACCAAATCATCATTATGACCTGACTCTGCTTCGTATGAATTTGCTTTTTTACTAAATCGTGATAACTCCTGTATTGTGTTATAATCTTGTATTATTAACTGATTTTGTTCAATTAATAGTTTCAATATAGAACAACCTTTTGATTTTACGCTTTTGGTTGTTCGTATTCCATGATCTGATCTCTTCCCTCCAAAATTTGATACTTGTTTCCCGGCTCTGCCGTGGTTTTCAGTAAAGAGAAGATTTTCATAGCCGTAATCCATAAAGAGTATATCAGCAACTTGTTCACCAATATCGTTAATTTCAATTAACACTGCACTCTCATTGTACATCAGCCCTATTCTATATATAACGGAGGCAAAGTCTACCGGACTTACGGTATTATCTTTGTATACACATACTTGTTTGTATGGCATTTCCGTTGTATCAATTATATTAAAAGCAGAATAATCGAGTCCTTTACCTCTCGATACATCAACTACCATTACATATGCATGTTCTTGTTGTACTGCTTCATATTGTGTAATACCTTCAGCCTCATGTAATGGCCTAGACGGCGCAAGTTCTTTGAGTTTGGCACCGCTTATTAGTGTACCTGAGCTTCCTAAGAACTGACAACAGTATTCTTGATTAAATTTTTCGATATCGAAATCTAACGCTTCGAGAGTTTCATCTTTCCACGCATCATCTCGACCAGGTACATCGTACCACATAACCTCAACGTATTCATAACCATTTGTACCTTCTTTAGCACCTTTACAGGTTTTCCAAAAATGATTCAATCCATTAGGAGTAGAGGTCATTAATAATTTTGTTGTTTTACCAGAAGATATCGTTGGATATACAGAAGCAAAGAATTCATCAAATCCTTCAATAAATGCAACCTCATCAAGATATAGAAACGATATAGATTTACCACGAATAGCAGAAGATGTTGTAGTACCTGCGTAGATCTTACAACCATTCTCTAATGTGATGTTACCTTTATTCCATTCTTCAATACCTTGCTGCATCCACTTAGGTAATGCTTCATAAGCTAACTGAACTCGGCCTAGAACCTCTCGAGCAGCATCTCCTTTGTTTGCCAATATGGCTACAGTCTTGAATTCATTAAAGAGGATGTAGTGTAATATAACGGCTACTGCTGTAGTTGTTTTACCAGCCTGCCTTGATGTTAATACTGCAACTCTTCTTGAGTCAGTAATCTTACGTGTAATATCTTTTTGATAGTCATACATGTCCATTGGAATTAATCCATGGTCAACATGCACAATCTTAATATATTGCTCTGCAAAATAAACTGGGTCATCAGCACACTTCATATACTCTTTAAGCATCTCAGGAGTAAATTCTATCTGTTCTCCAATCTTTTTAAGATATGAGTTGCCTAAGTAGCCACGATCCATTACTTATCTTCGCCTTTAATCATTTTCAGTAAATCAGCCGTTGATACAATAAGGTTATTATTTGTAACGTTTGTACTCTTATCAGCCGAAGGATCTTCTTCTTTAGCGTATCTTCTCTTTGTTGACATCTCAACATAATCTTTGTTTGCGTCAAGTAATGTTTTCATTAAAGTAGATACAACTTCAAATGCTCGAGGAGATTCAGACTGTTTTGCGATCTCAGTCATTTCTCTAACAGCGTCGTCACCGAGATTAATAATGTTTTCGATATTCGCTTTAGCCAATTCAATATCTTTTAAATTCTCTTTGGCAGTATCACTCATAACAGCTGGTAGGCCGGCTACACTTTCTTGCGGCAAATTCTTTAAAGAATCTACACTTTTCTGCAGTTCCCCGTCCATTGCGACTTCGTTTGTTGAAAAAGAGTTAACTGGTAAGTCAGATACTTTCACATCTAATTTATCCAAACCTTCTTGAGTATCTTGGAGTGGTCTCATATTTAACTTTTGCGCTATAGTATCTTCATTCATGATATTATTTATCCATAACCTTCCAGTCACCATCTTTGTTTACCCAAGCGCAACTTTGACGAAGCTTTGATGTACTAAACCGATGATCACGTTTATTAAAGAAAAGTTCAATATCGCGTTTACGACAAATGTCCTTTCCTGTAAATTCTTTATCTCTATACTCTTCACCTAAGATACGAACATTAATTGTATACAGTTCAAGTATATCTTCAAGATCTTGTTCTGTTGAATAAGGAATAATTTCGTCAACGTAACTCACCGCTTTAAGTTGACTGTATCTTTCAACAATTGTTTGAATTGGTTGATTCTTTTCTTTAGGACGATCTACAGCAGGATCCATTTGTAATCCTACAATTAAATAATCACATTGTTCTTTTGCTTCTCTTAGCATCTGAACGTGGCCAGCATGAAGCAGGTCAAAGCTGCTACAAGTAAATCCAATCTTCATAATAAATGTTCCTTCTTAACTAGGTTCTGTATCAGAGCTTTGCCCTAAGTATGCCCAGTTGTCGTCAAATTCAATCAAGCTATAATCAATAGTTTGTGTTATATCAGTGGTTGCTACATTATTTGCTGTAGAACCTGGTTGTCCAGTTTGGAATGTTTCAAACTCTGTATCAGTTGGCGTATCAGTTGCCAATCTTGCATCAACAAACTTAATAACTGCCTTATCCTTCTCAGGACCAAAGAACCAACCTTTCATTGTAAAGTTTAATGTATATAGTATACTTCTTCTTTGCGTAAATGCTTCTTCATAAAGATCTTCTGACGCCACGTCATTTAATATGAGAGGGATATCAATTGCTTCTAATCCTGGTATCAGATTCACAGTGCTTGTAAATTCTGGATTAAAGAACGGTAATATTTGTTCTAAACATTTAACCGCGTCTTCGTTATATTTTGCCATGATGTATAAACTGAATCCCATATTATATGGAGTTCCTGAATATACAAATCGTCTGCCGCCGTTATCTACATCTACAGCGGTCTTTCTTAATTTTCTTGTTGGTGCAACTTTTCGTTCTGCGTCATATGTAAAACTATTTAATTCAAAAGCCATACGAGGCAATGTCATTGCGAATGGTTGTCCTGCAGTTGGCTTTCCAAATGCGTCTTGCGTTGCTCCGCCTTGTAATGTAGGATCTTGTTCAAGTCTTGCTAAAATCTTTTGATATGGTCCATAAGAAATAGGTACTATCTGTCTCTGATTAAGAGTCCCATCAGTACTTGTTCTGCGAACTTCTAATTGATTAAAATATGTACCAAATAAAGCAACATATTTGCGAATCGTAGAATTATAAAAATAATTTGCTATTGCCATTAGGTATCACTTATAGATATGTTTTCACTGAAAGGATCTACCTCTGAGAAATCAATAATACCATCGGCTTCTATTTCAAAGTCAAGATTCATTGAGTTATCATCAGTTGCAGCAAGTGCCGACAACGTTGCATTATTTGCATCAACAATTATGTCTGTATTATATGCAGCAAAGTAATCATCAATATTCGAACGACCAGTATTAAACCTTTGATTTGAATATTCTAACAATTCGCATTGCATATCATATACTTGTGTTTGTCCCATTTGATAAAATATGCTTTCATGTTCAACATATTTAATTTCAAACATCTTTTCGTTTAAAGGGAAGTAAATTAAATCGCCTTCTCTTGGTCGAGTGAGTTCAACAACTTCTCGAGTTACGTGTCTTTCAAATGTTCTATTCGCAACTGTAAGCGTTAATGTATCTCTTATTTCTAAACCAAACTTAGATAAGAAATCGCCTTCTCCTTCAAAACCTTCCATACTCTTAACATAAGTTTCAAATTCAAATGTTTCGTTGTATTCTGGAAAGTCATCTTCGTTAAAGATCTTATCTCGACCTTTAATTGCTCTACTAATATAAATGACATCAACACCATAAATCTTAATTGACTCAATAACTAAATCGTCAATTAAAGATTGTTCTTGGACTTGAGCATAATTATTAAAGAATGTATTCGTAGCCATTTAGCTTATCCAATAAATCCATAGGAAAGAGGTTGCAGATTCTGTATTGCTTCTTCCTCCATTATTTTCCTTTCTTCTCTGGCATCAGCAAGTATCTGTTCTCCGTTGAAAGATACTCCACCAACAAGTTGCATACCCGTAAATTTTGTTAGGTTCGATCCCCACTGTTCTTTAATTAACGCAGCTGCGTAATTTTGTAAGAAACGATCACCCCATACATCTGCATATGTTGTTCCGTCAATTACATCATACGCCTCAATAATAATATATTCGCCGACAGGCATTGTGTCTGCCCCAGAATCAATCCATAATTTATTTACATGTTTATTATAACGGATCATTGGTTTTCCAACAAGCATTTCTTGTAAGAATTCCATATGTTGCATTGACATAAAATAGTTTGTGATATTATAACCAGTAATGTCTTCGAGATTATTTAGAACAAATTGGTACTGAACATTAAATATGCCACCACCCGTAGAAATACTTGACTGCATATTAAAGATGCCTGATATACCAAGTATCGTTGTAGGTAAAGTTACATAACCATTATCTTTATCAGTTTGAGTAATTTGGTGTTTAAGATAAACTAACTGGCTTCCATTAAAATGATAGTCTCTCCAGAAATCTATAGCTTCATCAAGACGGTCATCAATCTGTTCGTCAGACACATTAATATCAATCACAGGAGCACCTAGCTTCCGGAGTATCCAGCCTTTGAATTGTTCTCTTGTTGTTGGTTGTGCCATTAGTTTATTCTCTTTTGTTTATTTATTATGTAAACACACAAGTTGTTGTCCCACCAGTATTACCAAAAGGATCCTCTGTACCGTTATTATCACTGCCCTCGTACCAAGTCCAATATGTATTACCACCAGAATCTGCAGTATAAGATGCACTCGTTCTTTGGTACGCTGTACTGCCTATAGTTAAAGTAGTCCAGCCACTATTTGCCCGGTTGGTGCCAGCAATCACGAGGGTGACTCCGGAGGTCGGATAGTAAGTATCCCAAATATATTGAATCTGTAAGATTGAGGCGCCACTATAAATATTACTTGTTCCATCAGCGATAGAACCGCCAGCACCGCTAATTAAGAAGCCTCTACGAGTGGTTGTGCCTGTGGGTGCCCCGCTGCCGCCGCTTGCGCTGCTGGATTGCCCAACAGTAACAGTTTGGCTGTCCAAGTTACTGGCACCGCCACCGCCGCCACCGCTACCCGTGCCTGCTGCTACTATTCCTGCGTTACTAATAATATTCATTACATGTGATAGTGCCATTTTATTTCCTATGCGCCTCCGAAGTACTCGACTTCATAATAACCAGTTGCTAATACTGGCGATCCACTGCTATTCGCTGATATTTCTATTTTCATAACATTATTTTCATCAGCATAACTACTGTAGGTTCTGGTATCGTATACCACAAATTCTCTTGTCGTATTTAAAGCTATCCACGTATTGAGTGTATCACTTCTAGCTACGTTTAAGTTAACTGTGCCTGCGTAATTGGACGCCTTTATATAATATGTTTGTGATGGAGTAATGTTATTCCAAGTTGTAGTTGAATATAAAGTTTCGCCATCTCCACCCACATTATTTGGATGTTGCCATTTATATACATTACCGTCTGCTTTAAATCTCCACCCTGCTTCAAATGGCGTAATGCCAGTTGCATCAGAATTAGTTACTGGGCTGCCTGTGGTTCCATCTAAAGTAACGGCTTCTGTTGGTGAAGATCCTGCGTAGCCTACAGCAGATCCTGCTTGGTAAGTATTTCTTGAAAGAAGTGTTATTTGCCAATATCTTCGAGTGGACCAAGTTGGTTCTCCGCCTACCCACTTTATATTAGAAGGAAATGTTGGAGTATGACCAGAAGATGTTGTATCTAATAGTAACGCGGTTGTTCTACCTTCGTCTCCACCACTTATAGTAAACGTTTGGTTTCCAGTCATGATACAAGTCTGAATAGAGTTAGACAAGGTAATATTACTAGTGACAGATGATGGTGAAGCGTGTAAGTCTCCATACGTACCAGCCGTAGACTGAATATTTATAAAACTTTTATTATTATCTATAATAGTAGAGTTTGATATTTTAATTGCCATTTTTAGTTTCCTCTATTACTCTTCGGCAAGTTCTTCGATTATCTCATCTGCACTACCTCGAGCAGATGCTTGAGATGCAGCAGTATCTATATTGCCTTCGCTGTCGTATATAGATGGTGCCTCAACATAAATATCGTTTGGGTGTTCTAATACTCTACATGTAGTCCATGTATGGTCTTCACCGTCTATATTTTCAATTCTTGTATTAAATTCGTATTCGTATTCCATTTTTATTTCTCTTTAGGTAAACGTCATTTTTACTGTGCCACCGCCTGTCTGGCCAAGGAAAGGATTTCGTGGTGAATCACCACCGCTAGAGCCTGAGCCAGAATAAGTTTTTTTCCACTGGGTTACATAAACACCGCTACTTAGAAAAGTTGAATATGTTGAAGTGGCTCTTGACTGAACCTGCGACCCGTTAGAACTATCACTATCAGTATCCCAGGTTAAAATAGACCATCCTGTTCCATCACCAGAAGTCGTTGGAGCCTGATTAGGGTAATAGGAACTGTTGTTTTGCAGCTGCAACCAAAACTCATCATCTTGTTGACTACTCTGATAAAGATATCCATCTCTAAAAGTCATTGATCGTACAGTGCCGGCAGGTGATGAATATATTCCAGTAGGAACTGCATTAGTATCCAATGAACCAAATGCCCCAGCTCCGTACGGACTTCCAGTACCACCAGCATTTCTACCGAAAAGCGACGTGGCTGTATAACCGACATTACCAACAGTCATTGTATATTCCATATCATTAGCAGGAGTACCTGATCCTGCGCCCCAGCCTGTTGCTGTTGCTCTAATTGTAGTGTTATCCCAACAAGTAAAACCAACTAGCCAATGTTGTACTCCAGTTGCATCCCAATCTGGTTCAGTACCATCTCCTGGCCATTGTATTGATGAAGGCCAAGTTGGAAGATGTCCACTTGAGGATACGTCTAACATAAGTATGGCACATTTTCCTGTGGCGATATTAGACGCAGTAAATGTAGTAGGTGCAGATAAAGTCCGCCTCATAATTGGTTTAGACATGTCTAGGACTGTCGTTATTATTGTTGCTGAACCGTGGAACTGACTGTACGTGCCTTCAATATTGCTCATGTTAACCACTGCACGAGAATCGTTTATAACTTCAGTTCCTGATATTTTAATTGCCATTTATGTTATCCTTAAGGTATCTGGCCAGGCCACGATCGCGCGTAGCATGACCCGCTGCCTTGTGTAAATTCACATGTTGAATATAAAGTTCCCTCATCACATACAACTTTGATTCTAAAGTCGGGATCAGCCGTATTTAAACTGAATGTTGTTTGTGCCAGGCCACTGACCGCTCTAGCCATCCACCCAAATGACAGCCCGCCAGGTGAATTAGGAACACTATAATAAGTGCCTGAAGAATATCCATCATCTACTGGAGTTGGGCCAAAAGCATAACCGGAAGGACTGCCAGGACCTGATTGCGAGCTAACGTTATACTGAGCTTCTATAGAAGTAATATTAGTGCAACCTGATGTATCAATATATGTATGATAAGTTGGTGCTATAGCCGCGTTTGTTCCACCAACAACTTCAACATCTATTCTATCGTTAGCAGTGTCGTTTGAAAATGATACTTTCGCAAACGCCTCAGCTGCGGCGCCAAATTCGGTTTCCCGCAGCTGAATATGATCCCACTGGGATATTAAAAACGAACTTTGTAGTGCTGGTGCAGCAGGTGTATCGTCATATCCTGCAGCAGATGCGTAAATATCATTTGGACCAAAACATACAGTAGTAATTATCCAATATCTATTAGACGACCAGTTAGGAGTAGATTGAAACGACCAATCGCCAGGAAATGTAGGTACATGGTGGGTATCGGTTATATCTAATAGCAATACTGCAGTTCTACCAGTAGCGCCGTTAATATAAGTAAATGTTGTTGCCGCAGAAAGAGTCCTGGATAACATTGTATATGACAAGTCTATCACAGTTCCGGCAACAGTTTGAATGTATGGGTGAAATGACGTATATGTACCGTCCATACCACTAATTGATGTTAGTGCACGATAGTCATTAATGACGGTTGTCCCGCCGATCTTAATTGCCATCCTCGTCCTCCAGACTATTAGCGTTTAAGTTATATAGTTATTTATACTTAATCTCTTCTTTCGATATCAGATTCTTCTAATTTATCTCCAAGCCATACTTCAATTACTTTAGCAGGTCCTGAACCAACGTTAGTTGCTTTATGCCAAACACCTTTTGGTATATCAATACTTTGACCTTCCCAATAGATACGAGATTCTGTTAAACGATTACCATGGTCAAGTTCCATTAATATAGAACCCTTTACAACATGCCAATGTTCAGATCTATGCTTGTGTTTTTGGTCGCTTAGTGATTGTCCTTCGTCAAAACTTAGTTCTTTAACTCGCCATGAACCATTTGAATCTAATACTTTATATGTTCCCCATTTACGTTGAGTCGTAGGTTGAGACCATTCTTTGAGTATCCAACTTGATGAATTCTTTTTATCTTCTCCACCAATTCCAAACTCAAACTCAATACCCTCTACTGCCATCTCAGGGATGTTATCTGATGTTCTATCACCACCGTTTACAAATATAATAGTATCATTGGGATAATAGAGTTTAACTTGTTCTAAGCAATGTATCGCGCTTTCATCCGAATCGTCAAATGAAATTACTTTATCAACGCAAGCAAGTTCTGAAACAATAGCTGCTCTTTCTTCAAACGGCATAAAGAATTTTCCTTTCTTTCTTATAAGCCATTCATCTGAATTTACACCAACAATTAATTGCGTACCACTTAGAGAAGCATCTTTTAAATATTGAATGTGTCCTGAATGAATTGGATCAAAGCCACCTGTGGCAACTACTGTAATCATTATTCTTCCTCTTTAATAGGTCCCATCATATAGTCAAATACAAAATTAGTATCTTTCTTTGCTATCATTTCTTTTGGAATATCAACAACGTCTGGGTGATAATACCAATCTTCGTAAGGGTAACCAACTTCATGGAAACCAATGTTTGGAACAGCAAGTTTATACCCAGCTCCTTCAAGAATCTTTTTCGCGGCAAACTTTTTATCAGTACCTAAACGATAAGAATCGTGTTCAAAAGTAATAACACCAAATTTAAATTTATCAAGTGGTAGCCTTTCTAATACAGCCATCGAATAATCGTCACAATCAATTTGTAAGTAATCAATAACTGGATCTACACAATGTAACTTAAACAACTCTTCATAATCAATTGCTGTTGCATCCGTACAAATAACGGTATTATTTCTTGCTTCTTTAAATGCATAACATAGACCATCGTCAATATCAATTGAGATACCTTTCCAACCAAACTTGGTTTCAAGCAGTGCAGTATTATTGTGAACAAACGGACCACCCGATCCAATCTCTAAATAAGAACCTTGTCTTTTACCTTTATATGCAGATAATACAAACATATCTTGGAAGTGTTTAGAATGATTAATTTTAATATCTTCAATACCATCAAACTTGTACTTAAATCTATCAAGATCAGTTTCAACATAGGGAATAATATCAGGATAGAAAATCCAACCTAACGCCTTTTCAATTTTTTCTAATAAGTAAGGTTTAAGGTTTTGTTTGTGTTTTAGATTGAAGAACAACTGCTTACCATCTTGTTGACCTGTAATAGACCATTTAGATAATGCTTGATAGTATTCTAAATCTTGAATACCAGGATATAGAAGTTCTTCATTTTCTGCCGTGACATGTTGAGTGGCCAATCCTAAATTTGCATGTAATA